GACCGACTCCTCTCGCAATTTACATGTTGTCATAAAAGCTTCTGCAGCAGCGATAGTCTCAAAAGATACCTTTTCAAGGCGGGCAGATGAGGTAAGTACAAATCGGTTAGTCATGTCATGTTCCTTTTGGTTACATATACTTTATAAAACAAATGAAAGCCAATGTCAACCAGTAAAATGCATCTATTTCAAAAATAACCGAGACTTGATGCCTCAAGTGCGTCAAGGAGTGCATCATCAGAGAGATCATTTAACTCATCGGGATCTGTAATGTATCGTGATTCCAAACAATCAAAATTCCGAGGAATCCCTTCGCCTTCAGAATCTGCGATCAGTTGCTTAAGTCGGTTAATAACCAATTCTTTCATTCAATTCATCCCTTCATATTTGCCCATAGCAACCCAACCGAAGCTGTCACAGAAGTAGCAGTTGCCGTCTTTCACCGCAATGTCGCCAACAGAAGTGCTCGAACCTCGAGTCAGTCGCTTAACATCGTAACCTTCCCAGAGGTTAGTAGCTTCAAACGCAACTTCAAGATCATCGGTGTCGACTTCATAAGTCGCTTCAAAGTACTTTAGATACTCTTCTTTAAAGCGACGAAAACCGGTCATCATGTTAGCTCGTGCATATGCCTTAGGCACTGCATCCCAACCCCGCGTATTCACAACAAAAATGTCTGCGTCACTCAAGTGGATCTGGTAGATGGTGATCATAGTGGCTCCTCTGCCTTTGCCTTACTAGTTAGATCTAATCAATCTTACAGCAAATGTCAACTAGCTATGTGCACTTTTTTCAAAATTACATCAAAAAAGAGAGAGCAACTGCACCAGAGCAAAAGTAGATTAAAAGCCAAATAGGCCAAAAGATGAGTGCACCAGGTGCACTTGGACCTAAGTCGTGTGTAAAGAAACGAAACACAAGCGCAGTTACACCAACTCCAACTAAGCTGGAACCAAAAAATGCAACTAAGTGTACAATGAAACTCATGCTGCCACCTTAAACCATTCTGGAATTTCGCGCTTTGTCCAAGCCATCTTAAATCGAGCCTGCTTTGTCTGGTAGAACTCACGGTACGAACGAACAGGATCACCTGGATGAATACATTCAGGACTTGCTTTCATTGCAAGAGCAAAAGGAGTCTGGTGATTGATAGGCAAGTTTTTGGGATAGTGGGCGAGAGCTTCGCGCAGCAACTTGTCGGTTGAATGCACCTTGCCATAACGATAGGTGTATTCGTCGCATAGGGCAGCAAAGTGAGAATAATGCCACCAATAGTTAGCGCTTGAAACCATAGTCCAGACGGTACAAGGATGTGCCATATGTACTGCCTTATACAAGATGCTTTCACGCTCGTCTGGAAGTGTCCAGTGCTTCGACATAGTCTTACCTGACTTTGAAGGAGCACGCTTGAGTACACCATCGAGCATACGGTGCGCGGTCGACAGCATTTGAGCCGACTCGACAATCATCTTAACAACATGCTTGTCACACTGTAGCTGAGCTGCTTCGACTGCATTATCCGAAAGAATGAAGAGGTTCATACGTTACCTTTATAGTTTGGACGAACTGATTCAAGAATAGATGTGATCATTGGTCTGTATTGTTTATCAAAAGCTGCTGCTTCTTTACCATCCATAGCGATGATGTCACGCGTAGTCATTTTACGCCAGTCTTGAACTGAATGCGACTCGCAGTCAAATGATATGTGAGCATCCATGATAGTAACAGTATATCTCAATCCTTGTAAAGTGACAGGGCTAAGTGTAGTTTTATCAGTAATGTTAGCGTTACCTGTAACAAATATGTCACCATACACCCACGCTTGTTGATAGCAACGTGCACGATCTGTGATCTGAGCATTACCGTGGATTTCAGCACTACCATATACTCGAGAATCGCCAAGAATTTGTGCATTGCCATATACATTAGCATTTTGAAACACTTCTGCATTGTCGCAGACAATTGCTCCATCACGAATCTTAGCATCGTTATATATCACCGCATTATGAAAAACATACACATCATCTGACACTGATGCATTCATCAGCACCATTGCATCATCGTCAATCCAGCATTTACCGTCCTGTGATAGGTTGTGCTCGCCTTCGACCCAACCACCTAATGATCCAGCTTTAACGGTTTTTCCGTTTTGAAGAACAAAGTCTTTAGCTGCAACGATACGGCGAACATGTGATCCGCCGTATCTTTTAGTCGTTTCGGTAAGTTTGTACTTCACTTGTGGAACCCTTGGTTTACACCTAGGATGCCTAGTTGTACAGATTTGATGTGGTAGCACTCAACTGTCAACCGCTTTTTGCAGTTACAAGTAAAGCCTTCATCATGCATTTCAACATCACAGTTACGAAATGGCCAAGTCATGCCAATGAAGTGACTGTCTTTTGTTTCGATTTTTCGGTGTTGAAAGTATTTCATGAAAGGAAAAGCACTACAATGAATACAATAACACCAATAGGCGTGCCGAAAAGAACACCAGCGCCCAGACCACTGATTAAAGCTAGATCAAAGCTAGACATGTGATTACACCTTCTTGTTAGAGTGGTAGTATGCGATAAGTTTCTTTTCAGTGTCGGTCAGCATCTTAGTCGTAAGATTTTCACCTTTCGAAGACAGCTTGTCAGCAAGAGCTGCAAGTGCATTGCTGATGACATCGTTTTTGTGAGTCTGTGCCATCTGCGACAGACCGAAGGAAAGAGCACCGACTTTGTTTGCAAATTTCATGATGTAGCCTTTCAGTTGCTTACATTATAGATATAATCACTAGTGGAAGGAATGTCAACCATTATTTTTCATTTTTGCCAATTTTTTGCGACTGTTTTTTCGGTTTCACGAATTTCGGAAAGTCGGCCTTGATATTTTGCGACGCCAAACCAAAAGTCACATTTACGGTTAGCGATAGCAATTTCTTTGATCGCCTCAGTCTTTTCGCGAGGTGTTGAGTCAGGATGGTTTTTGATGAAGGTAAGATATAGAAAATTTCCGTAGTGAGTAGCGTAGTGTGCAACGCAGTTTGGGCTTTTGAAAAGGTTACCGACGAAAGGTTTACCAGCGTATTCGTTGTGGTATACGAGAGTCATTGTAATCTCCTTTGTAGGGATATACTAATACCACACTCATACAAAAATGTCAACTACTTTTTTCTGCACATTTACCTTGACATTCTCTGCAGCTGTGGTATAATCCTTATAAGGGTTTGAAATAATTAGATACCATGTAACCGTTGATACTTATTCCTTAGTTGGATAAACTGAGGTAGCCATTTAAGTGGCTGTTCAATAAAGACTTGAGGCTTCTCATCATCAACCATAATCAGTGTTACAATCTGTTTGATTGGTATCTGAGTGAGCTCATAGAACGCTGCAGCATAGAATGATTCTTGCATGAAGTAACCTTCTATCCACTTTGCTTCTTTCAGCTTCTTTGATGTTTTGAAGTCAATGATAGACAACTTACCATCAAACTCTGCAATCAAATCGACACGACCAGCAGTCTTGATTTTTCGAGAATACAACGGCGCTTCTTGAAAGTAGATGTTATCAACACGAGAATCAAGGATTGGCTTGAGAGTATTGAACGTCATCACATTCACTGGCATTCTACCCTTACCGTAGTCTTTCAGGTTGTTCAGATAGTTTTCAGCGATAAGGTGGACATCAGATCCGCGGTTTGCAGCTTGGATGCTAATTCGTTTTGCTTCTTCTTCACCGACGCGTTTCCGCCATGCTTCGAGTCCTGATTTATCTTGAACGCCGAGCACCGTCGTAACTGAAGGGAATTTTTCACCAGAAGGCGGATAATAAAAACGCCCGGCTGGAGTAGTATCACAACCGAGCGCTTCGAGATTGATACCATGTTCTACATGGTTAAAATTCTTTTGCATCATTTATTTCAATTCGATTAAATTTGAGCGGGAACGTTGGTAGTTTTACCTTTGACATATCTGGAAGCTTCTTCGAATATGACAATGATATATGTGGCTTGTATTCTGGCCATTTATCTTTCATCTCAAACTCGTCTTCAAAATACTTTCTGATACTTCGAATTGCTGAAGATTCAATTTTAAGCACCGGTATGTTATTATATACACCAAGCATCATAATGTCAACAACTTTTGCATCGCCCGATGGGACTAGAGTAATTACGTTGTTACTCATATCATGCTTTGTTTCACTATAAAAGATTGTGGTGTGAAAGTCAAAATCTTCTTCTGATTGTGCATCGCCGTTATAATTTACAGTAAGATCAAAACCATTTTCTTTTGCCCAAGCACGCAATTTTCTTTGTGTTGGACCGTCGTATTGAACTGCAATATATTTCTTTTGTGCGGTCTGTTCGATTAAATAACTTGAAAAGTTTAACATATTTTATCCTATGAATACAGTGCTAGAACCTGTAGTGATGGTGTGATCAAATGGTGTTCCAACGTTGTATTTGTCACCTACTCTTCCAACTAATTTACCTTCAACATAAACAGTTCCACCTGCAGGAGGTGATAATACTGGTGCATGATTTACAGGTGTCGCAACACATACCGCGCCATCGGGATGAGCCTCCATCGCACTACCTTCGAGTACAACACCATATCCATCAACCTTTACACTCGTGCTACCTTCATCACTAACAGACAAGAAAGGCACGTCCCAATTCCATTTCACGGGTGTACCAAGGTTAGTTTCACAGACGGAACCTTGAGTCCCGTCTGTGCATGCTACAATACTCTGTCCATCTTTAAGTGCTACTGCCGGCATTTTTTTCCTTAATCATTACAGTATTGCTGCTCATCACTTCCCATTCAAACATCGTATCTGAATCCCAACCCATTTGACGTATAAGTGCTGGATTCAACTCGATGTATGGTTCACCATCAGAATCTTCTTTTACTGTTGATATAACGACGATGTTCGACATTACAAGCCCAACCTATCGCGTTCAATGATGTATGATTTTACGAGCTTAGATCTTACAATATCTTCAGCTTGAAAGTCGACAAACTCAAACTCATTCATTCTCTGAATGATTTTCATAAATGTACGTAGACCAGACAATTCTTTCTTACGCTCTGAAGTAAGATCGTCTTGCTTTACATCTCCACAAAAAATAATTCGGCAGTTTTCTCCAACACGAGTCATAACTGTATGAAGTTCTCCATCGCTCATATTTTGTATTTCGTCAACTAACAAGATGCAGTTATCAAATGTTTCACCGCGTAAATATGATGTAGTGACAAAATCAACGTAGCCTTTCGACTTAAGCAAATCATAAGCATCTCCGCGACCAAAAAATTTAGTTGCGATTGGTACATAAGGTGATTCAAATACCTTCGCCTTATCTTTTTGTGATCCTGGAAGAAACCCTTGATCACGGGTCGATACTGTTGATCTGATGATGTAGACTTTTCTGTATGGGGAATCCGCTTTTAGAACTTCCTTGATTGCAAAATACATGCCTAGAAATGTTTTACCAGTACCAGCGATACCATGAAGCATGATATTGTATCCATTATCCCAGTGATCAAACGCAATCTCCTGATTTTTAGTCATTGGAGTAATGTCGTCTTTCATAGTGATCATTTTATTTTGCTGGTTTTGTTCTCCACGTCTTGGCTGATTTTCGCTCGTACCGTCCTGATTCGAGATTCTTTTCTGCCGTTTGGTTTGGCGTTTTTGCTGATGCAAACTCATTATTGATCCTTGTACTTAAAGGGTATTCACAGTCGAGTGTAAATGCGCTGACTTGGCTTTGATAAGTACGTCGTTAAAGCTTCGGTCGATTTTACGCACGCCCAACCGCACCGAGTCTCCCAAAGGAGGTGCGGCGAGCTTTTGCTTGATGTGAGGGTTATTTGCGAGAAATTCTTCTCTTTCACTGATTGATAAGATTGTAGTAAATTCTTCGTTTGTATTTTCGTCATAAAACGAGTATGTTGGCATTCATTTTCTCCAAATAAAAAGGGACCCATGATAGGGTCCCTTTGTTCACTACCACAAAGATATTTATACCTTTAGATAATCATCTCGTAGAGTTCTTTCCAGTTATTTACTCGAGTTACATCTGGATGGCTTTGGTGTTGGTTGTGTCCATGATCAATAAGAAATGGTGTTAGGCCAGCATTCAAACCTGCGATTGCGTTCTCGAATTTATCTTCTACCCAGACACAACCAGTGTCTTTATAGGGCAATAGTGCTTCGTCTTTATCTGCACCAGTATCGAGGCAGATAATTTTTTCAAATGTGGTTTCACCGAACAGGCGCTTGAGGTTTTTCCGCCGAAGGTCTCCAGCATAAGGATCGCTACTCAGCGAGGTGATGCAGTGGAATACATATCCGTGTTCTTCGTGCAACTTGCGTACATACTTAATTGCATCGCGGAATGGTGGTAGGTGTTCGATACGAGCACTTTCGTTGAAGTGGCGGGCTAAACCTTTCGCAGTATCTTTCGGAACGTTGAACGTCTTCTCAATTTGGTACTCGCCGTTCATGACAATTGGGTAACCATGTTCGTCCATCCATTGAGCAAAAGAATGGAACCAGTCGAGTAGAACGCCATCAGCATCTACAAGAATCACTTTATCAGATAATTTCATTTGACTTCCTTGTTATCTACATTATCAATATAAAACACTTTTCAACGAATGTCAATAGGTATTAGTCACGTAAGTCAAATGATTTGTTCTTTTGATTGGACTTTTGCTGTCGTTGGCGGTTCAACTCTTCTTTTTTAGGGTTATACCGCTTGCCATCCTTCCGAATGTCGTCAATATCACCCCACTCGCGTTCTTGCCAATCATCGTAACTAATTTTCTTAGCCATTTTTGCCCTTACGACCCTTTTTCGTATCAGTTGTTTGTTGTGGAATTGTTGTGCCTAGACCTTCATTGACTACGTCATACGGCAGGTCTGGCGATGGTTGTTGTAATAGAGTACGCTCAAGTAACTTTGCGTCGTCTTTGTCAATAGACTCTAGCATTTCGATAAAGAGAAACTCTCTACGATACTGCGGTAATGTGTCACCATCATAACCTTTAATGAAATACCGCATCTTACGCGAATGCCTATAAAGCATGCCATGCGAATCATGATGCACAGATGGTGTATATGGTGGGATGCTATCGCTTGGGATGTTCCAAACGAAGTTATCCTTATCATACATTACGGTAAGAATAGTACGCAATGCTTGGCTGTTGTTTTTCTTTAACCATTCAACCTTTTCTTCTCGCGTACTTAGTTCTTCAGCTTTTTTTACGATCTCATATAACGAAAGGGTAATACTCAATATGTTTCTCCGTGAGAGCCCACCTAGAAGTCATTCAATGCCTCTGTGAGCAGTTTAAGTCTGTTCTTGATGAAGAAGTTCAGGAGTTGCGACCGATCTTTAGTGTTCACAGCGGTGTATTCTTCAAGGATTTTTTCTTTGAGATGTGCTGGGATTTGAGTAAGATCGATAAGCGATTTGTTACGCGCATAGTTGCGCTTAACCTCTGAACTCATCTTATTTATATCAAGCCATTCTTCTAACCGCTTTTTGGTCACGGGCTTTTGTCGGATATTCATCACAAAGGAGTTGTCCGGTGAAAGAATGTTTGGCACACCGTCACCAGCATCACCTTTTACGATATGTTCATATAGGTATTGTTCTGGGTTTGAATGTACAACCCACTTCTTGAGCACTGGATTGTACTGCTTAACGTTACCATACTTGTGAAGTTGAATGTAGTCTTTATCACCTGATAGGATCAGAAACTTTTCGCCGGTATTGAGTTCACGACCTTCGTGGTGGATAATTGCACCAATAATATCGTCAGCTTCACAACCGTCGATTTGGATTACTTTGTACGGGAAGACGTCTTTTAGTTCTTGACGAACCTTGTTCAATGCATTAAAGATTGAAGTCCAATCGAGTTCTGATTCATCACGGCTTTTACGACGAGCTGCTTTGTAATAAGGAAACATTGCTCGACGCCAATAGTTTTTATCGTCAGCGCAGATGATAAGCTCTCCGTATTCTTCTTTGAACTTCATACGGTTAAAGCGAATCGAGTTAAGCACCATATGACGAATCATATTTTCATCGACTTCAGCATTGTGGTGGTTGCCAATTTGCACCATAAGGTTTGCAATCATGACTTGGTTTAGATCAACGAGGATCGGCATTCTGTATTCTCCAACTATTTGTATATGATAACTATATATTACAACTTAAAATTTGTACACCGTTATTTGTACACTTTGAGAATAATTGTTTCTTCGTTGAGCCGCCCGTTAGCAGGAGCGGGTTTGGTCGCGATGTCTGTGAACACTTTGTTCACTCGAGCCTTAGTCGTCTTACCGATTTCAGTTAAGATGTCTTCGGGTTTACGCAGGGTTTTCTTAAGACCTGCATCGTCTCGAATGTTGATAATAGTTGTACCCTTGATCGAGAACCCGTCAGCAGAAGCTGCAATAAGTTGGATTAGATGTCGATACTTCGTGTTGAATAGATACACTTCAGCAGCACCTACGATGTTAGCTGGATCAACTGACGTCAACTTGTATTCAGCACTATCTTTTTGATACTTGACTCGTGCCACTAGCTTTTCGACTGGAATCTTTTTCTTAGCACGTGGTTGACGAACAGCCCGAACTTTTGCAGCAGTTGATGCATTCATAAACTTTTCACAGTCATCAATGATATTCTTGACAAACGCGAGATAGTCTTTTTTATCCTTAGCTGTTTTGAGATGTTTGTAACCTTCAACAAGATCAGCATTCTTTGTCACGATAAGTTCTTCAACTTCGTCGTGCAGTGGTTTATAGTAATCATACACCTTTTGTGCAAGAGGTTTTGGTGCGTTAATCTTCTTGAGTTCATTAAAGACTGAATAGTTTTCAGCATCAAACACAGTGGTGCTATCATGGTACTCGTCGATAACACCTTCTAC